CGGGTGATACGTTTGGATCTAACAACGAGTCGGTGAATCAGGAAGCAGCGGCTAGCCTTCGCAAGGGTGATATGGTAAGGTTTAAGATGGATATGTCAGATCCATACACCAAGGGACTGTATGATAAATACAATAGTCTTAACGCCGTTGATCCTAATTCTGATGAGACTAAGTCGGCTTACAGAGAGCTGGTTGATAATATGGTTATTAAGATCGTGGATAGCGATGGCAATTTCGTCTCGGTGCTAAAAGCCAATGATCCAGACTCAAAAGGGAGTAACGCTGATTTAAGGAGTATGGCCTTTGAGTTATATAGGGATAATATAGGATCTGTTACTGGCGAGATTGATATACCGTTCGTAGGTACAGTTACCAGTGTTTTGCCGGGAAGACCTAATTTTAGCGTAAGTGATGATAATGGTACGTTGATGGTATCCGAGAATGATTTTACCAACGAGACGGTTGGTAAAGTCGAGAGCGTAGGATATATAGAGAATGGGGAGGTTACGATGAGGGATGATATTAAGTATAATATATTCCCGTTCTGTACGGCTATCGTCAGGGACAAGTATGGTGACTATAAAGATTCACGTATCCCGGTCGTAGCTATAAAGACAGGAAATGGAAGAAATTACCTGTACCCCGTAAGATTGAAAAATCAGGATATATCGTCATTCTCATCCATGATCGGATCGATGGCTGATAGGATTACGGAGGGTCTAGGCGGAGGCGTAAGTATTGATGATATAATGGATCTTAATAACGCTATAGCCAGATCAGGGTTGGATAATAAGACATATATGATTCCGCTGGCGGGAGACGTGGATGTTATCAAGAACCGGCTTAAAGCTGTCAAGGAAGCGGCTAGCAGGATGCCTATGACCGCTGACGTAAGAGGATGGATAGGTGATTCCAGAACCAAGGAGGATATTTTGATGAATGACGTTACGATCAACATCGATCTTAACAACGATCCTTTCATAGCTCCTAAGTTTAGGATGAGTATCAAGGAGAACAAGGTATCCAAGGAGGAGACGGAAGTCTCGTTCCCTAACCTGCCGGATCTGCCATCGGAGTTCGCCTCGCCTACGAAGGCGGCCGAGGACAAGTCTTTGGTTTCCGACGGTAACGTAGTATCCGGAGAAAATGAGGCGGAAAATCCTTGCTAAATAAAATATCTTGACTTATCTTTGCGGCGTCAGTCCATCACCTGACGAGTAAGATATTTAAAAGTTGGTCCCTGTCGGGTGTGTGATGGCCCCGGTGGGGACTCTTTATATTATGCAACTAGATTCTTTTTTACATCGGAAGATCATGCAAGACCTACGCATCCAGCGAGTGAAGGTCTTGATGATGTTATACACCAGTAACTATTTTGTCAAGGTCAGACAAAAGCAGTTGCTTGATCATACATACTCATTAAGCAGGGATCAGGCTTTCGATTATATGACTGAGTTCAATAAAAGGCTTAGTGATAAGGTTGGTATAAAATGTACGATGGATATCCTTTTACCTACCGATGATGATAATGCTAACATCATAATCGAGCACAATGGTATTATCAAGAAGTTGATGAAGGAAGCCGAGAAACTGGAGCTTGATACTGATGCTATCGAAGCCATGATGCGTGATCTTCTTGATGAGTTGAAGGATGATATTGATCTTAATATCCTGATATTTGACGTAACCCAGTTACTTATAAAATATAATCTATTTAGGTTGGAGGCTATAACCGAGCAGGAGTTCAAGAACTCTTTTGTCAGGATGGATAGTATGAATATGGAGATAAAGAAACTAACTTTATCTGATATCAAGAAGGTGGTGGAGATGATAGAGGATAGGTATAGCTACGCTTTATATATGACAGAGGAATATGGCTGATTACATTTTTTGTAAAAATATCTCTTGTTTGTTTGTAGTTTTAAAATAAGGTCTTATATTTGCGGTGTCTATCCGTTGCTAGACCAGAAGAAGATATTAATATCGCTTAGGCGTAGGCGATAAATGAGAGCTATCAGTGGGGTAACGGACGCTGGTGGCTCTCGTTGTTTTATATTATGGATGATAATTTAAAATTATTTGAGAATCCTGATTTTGGGGATGTGAGAGTATTGTTGGATGAGAAACATGAACCATGGTTTGTCGGTAATGATGTAGCTAAATGTTTAGGGTATGCAGATCCTAGGGATGCTGTAAGAAGGTTGGTAGATGACGAGGATTGTAAAATGCTGAGATTGTCAGAAGATAGGGAGGCCTACGATTCCACCCCTATTCACAATCAATATGTTAGCCAGATAAAGATTATTAATGAGTCTGGTATGTATACTTTAATTATGTCATCTAAGAAGGAGTTTGCTAAGAAATTCAAAAGATGGGTAACATCGGAGGTTCTCCCTTTTATTAGGAAAACAGGTTCCTATTCTATGCCATCTAACAATATGCCATCGAAGAATGAACTTCCATCTGATTATATAGAGGCATTAGAGGCTTTGCTTAAATCTGAAAAGGAGAAAAAGGCATTAGCTGAGGCGAAGAAAGCTGCAGAGGAAGCCAAAAGGATATCTGATAATATTATCAAAGAACAGGCTCCTATGGTTGAGTTCGCTAAGACAGCCGAAATAGCCCAAGAGACAGATATGTTGATCAGAGAGGTTCGGGAGAAGTTGGAGGCTCATGGTTATGATATAGCGGAGAAGAATCTTCGTATATTGCTTGAGGATAATAAGTTCTTCGCTAAGACCGGTAAGAGGTGGTTGCTTTCCCAAAGGATGATAGATCGTGGTTATGCTCGTTACAGATATCGTGATGACGATGAGTTTTATGGAACTAACACTGTTTATGTAACTCCTAAGGGATTCCAGTGGATCGTGTCTAAGATATCTAGGGAATGGATGCCTAGGTTCTTGGAATTAAAAGGTAGGGTTCTCAGTAGATCAGATAAGGATATTTTCGCTAAACGATAAACTCCATTTTTTATAATTTAGGATTGAGTTTTTGCCTGTTCGTGAGGATCGGCAAAAAGATTTGCACTTTTCGGAGAAACATAAGGTTTGTTATTATGTTGTTATTTTGGTGTCCCGTCCGCTCGTGAGAGTAGGCGGGATTTTCTATCTTTGTGTCAAAACGATTTAGTAATGGGTAGATCTTGTTATGTTATAAAAAATAAGGAGGGTGGGATAGATAATGTCCTTGCCCCTAATAACCAACCATCCGGATTATACCAAAGGGCGATGGAGGTGCTGGGCGACCAGAAGCAGGCCTTATCGGTCTGGGGTACGGCCTACTCCCCCGACTTCGTGTCTTTCTTTGGCGATTGGATGTCCATGCCATCGGAATATGACCTAGATAGTAACGGGGAACCTAGGTATGATGATGTCATGTCCTTTATCAAGCGGAAGAACTATTTCGCTGGCAATTTCATGGCCGATGAGGTTAAGGATATCAATAACACCCTTACTTCCTTGGGAGTCGATAATATCAATGATCTTAATGATATGATCATATCCAATTTCCTCTCCGGTGGTGATATATTTCTCAATAGGTACAATCTTGAGCGATCCGGGATGTATGACGCCGATGAGATTGATAATATCATGACCAACCGATCGGCGTATGATCGGGTAAGGGATATGATGAGGAGGATTGTCGATTTTATGTCTGACGGGGATCTTAATGAGAAGGATATGTATTTCCTGTCCTCCGAGTCAGGCCTTGGTGATGATTATATGATATATGAGGATACATATGACTCGTTAGGGAAGAGAAGGGTTTTGAATCCAATAGAAGTAAGGGATACGATCATGAGGGCGGTAGGCGGTATCAGCGACCGCCGGGAGTTCGATCAGGCTTTCGCCTCCATCCCATACCCTTCCTTGGCACTCCGGTATCAGGAGGATCAGGATTACGCAGATCGGATGTATGACACGTATCGTAATATGACCCGTATGGAGGTTCGGAGTCAGGACGGAAATACGATTACCGACTCGTACTTCAATAGTACCACACCGTATATCAGTATGCCTAAGGATATGAAGGGTCTAAGGGATAAGGTTGGGGAGATAATCGATATGGATGATTTTAAGGACATCAAGGACGTTGCCGGACGTCTGCATGACATAGCCATGGATCTTGCCGACATGGGTGTGGATATAAGCGAGGCGATCAGCGATGAGATGATTATATCCAGACCGGAGGATATCCGTGATCTTATGGCGTCGCTGGACGTCATGTTGTCTTCCATACAGGCCGGCAATTCGGTATACGATAGCTTTATCTCCGATCTTGATAGGATAACAGGAAAAGGGAACCCGATATACGAGGTTCAGGATACTTATTCTACTGGGGATAGGATGGTGTATGTAAGGTCCGGGAATACATCCCCTTCCGATATGTATGATAGGAGCATGTTGTATATGGGTAGGAATACGTACCATAACACGGCTCCGATAACCGACACCGATCAGGCCTATGAGATGTTGGCCGATATCGGGATAGAGCGACCCTCGTACTTGCCGGCTGGCGTGGTCCCCGCCGGGGCTTCCCGTTCCGATATTGGCGTGGTTAAGGATAACATAAAGAAGCTAGTTATGTCCAACATCTCATCCTCGAATACCGAGAACATGATCCTTACCAGATTGATATACCAGCATCCAGTTACCCCTGAGATGGATGATGCCGATATCGATCGGGAGTTCAGGAGATACGAGGCTAGGCAGGGAAAGGATCGGGATTTTATCAAATCCTGTACCTCGTTGAGGAAGATCCAGATCAAGGAAAGGTTAAAAAAATCGGATTTATATAATAATGTCTTACGTTTCCTTGATTTTAATGGATTTTATAATGTATCTTTGAACCACCATGACAGAGGTACGTTAAAAAGCATGGAGATGTCGTTGCCGGAAGGTCAGGTAAGGGATCTTCTGTTTGACGTGGCTATCGAGTCCGGTGACAGTAGCATGAGAAACCTTTTCTATCTGGATAGGCAGGATAGGATGATGGATGCCGGGTTTTATAGGTATCTGTACCAAAGGAATCCGGGCCTGCTCCGGGAGGTCAACGGCGGCGTCGAGGCGAGACCGGACGGTTCGTTCTTGGCTCGTGGGAGGTATGATGATTTCGTGTCATTCCAATCCGGTTTATATGAGAAGGTAGGTGAGACGGTTGATGGTGCGATATACAGGTTCGTTGATGATCTTATATACTCCGATCCATCATCATATCAAGAAAACATGGTACGAAGGATGGGTGACGTTACGGTAAGGAGTGACGATAACCGCCTGTCAAGGATAGAGGATGATCCCTCATCCAGCAAGATAGTTAATGAATACACTGCTAATACAAATAAGTTGATGCGAGATTTTTCGTGTAGTTAATCTCTCTTTGACGTCGTGAGACGTTTTCTTTCGAGCATTGAAACATTGAATTTTATAGATTTGCGATGAATCCGGGTCGTAGTGATACGCTCCGGATTTTTTGTCTTGTATCGGTTTTTATTAATCCCATTTACAAGACATGACGTACTTTGATGATGACACATATCACGATTTTAGGGCTGTTAATTTTTGAACTTTGTAACGCCCGCCATCAGGTGGGGTTATTATTAATTCAAAAATAAATAGACATGGGTACAAGTGGAGACAAAATCGTTTTGTTAGACGGTATGGGTTCCGGTAGTGGAAGCGCCACTAACGGTTTATTATCTATGATTCCGGGTATGTTCGCCAATTTGATAGGCGGAAATAAGATGGATCCGAACTTGGTAGCGGCTTTGATGAACGGTCGTAACAACCAAGACGGTTTCGGCGGGGCTAACGGTTGGTGGTTGTGGATCATCGTCCTGTTCTGGTTATGGGGTGGCCGTGGCTTTGGCAATGGTTTTGGCAATGGTAATGAGTGTTGCGCTAATGGTCTTCCAGCTCAATTGAATAACGACTATGGTCGTGAGTTACTGATGCAGGCTATCCAAGGTAACAGAAGCGCTATCGATCAGATCGCTAACGCCTTGAACTGTACTACCACTCAATTGCAAAGCGCTATCTGTAACGTACAAGGCGCTATCGATAAGGTAGCTGGTCAGGTAGGTATGACTTCTCAGGCTGTTATTAACGCCGTACAGCAACAAGGTTGTGAGATCGGTAATCAAATTAGCTCTTGCTGCTGCAATTTGAGTTCTTTGATCAACCAAAGCACTTGCCAGACTCAGCAGATGATCAACAATCAAGGTTATGAGAATCGTCTTGAGACATTGAATCAGACTAACACGTTACAAAACACTATTAATCAAGGATTGACGAACAATCGTGAGCAAGCCACGAGTCGGTTCAATATCTTGAGCGCTAAGATTGATGCTCAAACAACCTTGATTAATGATAAATTCTGTCAATTGGAAATGCGTGAGATGCAGAATACGATCAATCAGTTGCGTGATGAAAGGTCGGCTTACCAAGCCTCCGCGTTGACTCAGCAACAGACTCAGAATTTGATCAACCAGTTGAGACCTACCCCTGTGCCGGCTTATCCTTCATGCTCTCCTTACCAGACTTATGGATGGGGTCAAGCATTTTATGGAGGTAATTACGGATGTGGGTGCAACAATGGATGCTGCAACAACGGAAACGCCGCTATTTAACTCTATAAAGGAAGGAGGCTATTATGGCTTGTGTTTCTAAAATAGGGTCTCTTTATGAGTTGGTCACGAAGAACGTGGTAGTGACTACTACCAACACCATCTTCGGCATCAACCCAAGGATATGGCTGTCCTTGCCATGCGAGGGCCTTCTGCTGCTGAAAATCCGGCAGGTGGTTCCGACAACAGGCGAGACATTGCCAGTACAGATAGCTATTCCAGCGAACAGCACCGTATCCACGGTAGGTGATGACACATGCTGCCCGGTAACCGGCGTGGCTGTGGTGAACCCGATCAACGTGGCTGTGACCGGAGCGGCTATGGTTAACAACACCGAACGCCTTGTTTATTTCAACAAGGTAAGGGGTGTATTGAGGCTCATGGATTGCTGTGTGCCTACAACTTCCGCCTCGGCGTCGGAGACGACTGTTGATGAGGAATAGGTTAGATTGGATGTCTAATGGGAGGGTATTCCCTCCCGCTTAAAAATCGAGATATGTTTAGAGACTTAAAGAAAGGATTTCAAGTATATACGCTGGATACGTCCGATGTTCCGGTGTTCAGGATGGGGAATGTGGTTAACGTGTCCGAGCCTAGGTTCCAGCAACTCCAGATGGGTCAGATGGGGCAATATCAGCAACTACAGGATAGGGTGATAGATCTTACCGTGGAGATAAACGGGTCTTCCATGACCTATGTCGTACCGGAGAGCAGGGATGTCGCTATGTCCAATAACATAACTTTGGCCTGCTCGGTCGATCCGATCATGAACCAGCTTAACGCCGCTAAGAGAACCAGTTCCGATATTCTCGATAGTATCGATAAGCATAGGAGGACACTAGAGGCTTGTGATTCGATCCTTGAGGAAATCAATCCGGCTTTTAAGCAGACTAAGGATCAAGACCGGAAGATCAAGAATCTTGAGGAGAAAGTCGATAGGATGGGATCCTCTTTCGATGAGCTAAAAGAGTTGTTAATTAAAAAATTAGGTTAAGATGAGAGTTATAGATTTAGGCGGCGGCCACGATGAGGACTACGATGATGAGATCTACGATCGTAGAGGCGGCCGTGGACGTAGCAGACGTTCGGATGGAACTTACATGGGTTATGGTGGTGGAATATACGACCACTATGGCAAGGAGCATGACGGCAGAATGGATGAGCTAGAACGCCGTGAGCGTGATCTTGAAAGACGCGAGAGGGAGCTGGAACGTGACGAGCGTGAGCTTGAGAAACGCGAGAGACTCCATGAACGTGAGGACGAGATGTATCGCAGGGGATGGTTCGGTGAGCGTGGCATCCGTGACGAGTACGAAGGTACCGAACCGTATATGCGCAGGGGACGCAGGAGTCGTTACTACTGAGGAGCAGACGCCGATGACCCGGATTATAAGCGGTATATAGACACCCATGGATATCACTTTTCCAAGGAGCTGGCTAGGGAAGCCGCTGACAAGATGCTTAATGCCGACGGGTCCAAGAGAAGATGGACGATGGAGGACGCTAAGCAGATGTTCGATAAATGCGGGGCTAAGAAACCTGATAACGCCACTTGGGGAGATATCCAATATCTGTTCGCTATGTTCTATAGCGACTACTTTCCTAAGGTATTGGATTGCGACCAGAAAATAGTCAAGGCTGTCTTGGCTTATCTGGAAGACCCTGACGCCCCGGAAGGGACGGCGTTCGTAAGGTATCTGGCGGTGCGGTGCTTCGTCGGTGACACAATCAAATGGAGTGATATGATTTAGTTTGATACAACGTTGGAGAACCCTGTCGGCAATAGAATACCGATAGGGTTTCTTTTTGACCGTAGCTTTATTATGATTACATTTGTTCGAGGTAGATCTTTTGTTCATAGGAAGGGTGGGCGGGAATGAAAAAAGGCATCCTCACGGACACCCTTCCCCTTTGGTTGAAAATCACTTAAAACATTATGAGTTACTACACCGCAAATATAGATAATTAAATACAAACTGCAATGGGTAAGGGGTATTATTGGATAGAGCCAGTGGATCAGACGTTAAATGATTTCCAATTTTATAAGGCACGTATCGTAGGCGATCCTGAATATGACGAGAAACATCATCGTGTTATATTGAGGACTGATAAGTATTTCCCTGTCGGAAGTATCTTCCATGTCTTAAAAGACCCAGAGATGTTTGTTATAGAGAGGAAGTTTAAGACATGGGGGAATAAGTATGTCGTTAAGCCTTGTGAGGGTGAATGGGAATGGGATTCTGTCCAGAAACTTAAAGACAAGGCTATTATATTCCGTAGCGGATTCCTGCACGGGGACGGCAGCTTCTAACGCCTGCCCGCATCTACCCCCCCCCTATATTTCTTGGT